GGGTGACGACGTTCGGCGTTCTGCACGACCTGGACACGTCCGCCTTCACCGACGGGGCCGAGGTGTACTGTTCGTCGACGGGCGCTCTGACGACGAGCGTGACCAGCTCGTTCGTCGGGTTCGTCCTGAACGCGAATTCGAACGCGGGCACGATCCTCGCGCTTCCCCGCTCCCGGGACCAGCTCGACGGTACGACCGCTCAGCGTCCGGCGACGGTGGGGCTCGGAACGATGTACTTCGACACCACCCTGGGCATCCCGATCTGGTGGAAGGGGACCGTGTGGGTCAACGCGTCGGGGGTGACTGTCTGATGTCGCACGCCTTCAGCGCGGCGTTCTCGACCTCCTTCAACGAGGTCCACTCCCCGGTGGGCAACTGGTACTCGCTCGTCGGCATGATCCACGAGGCGGCCGGAATCGACGAGAAGGACCGGTCGACGGCGCCCACCTCCTGCCCGAACGACGGCACCGCGCTGCTTCCGGGCCCGGAAGGCAAGCTGTTCTGCCCGTGGGACGGTCTGGTGTGGCCGGACGAGGCTTCCGCCTGGGGGGAATTCCCGGGCAGCTACTGATCGGCTATCCTGTTCGCAGGTGACAACTGAATATCACCCCACAAACCGAGGGTTAGATCCCCTCACGTTCCCCGAAAGCAAGGACGAGGTAGATGGGCCGCGTGTTCTACTGCACGCGCGAAGAGGTCATGGACGCCTTCGATGTGAAGGAGGCTGCCGACCGCTCCGCGCAGATCGACTCTGCCATTGCCAGTGCGTCCGACGACATCGACGGCTGGCTGAACCGTCACAAGCATGGCGTGGCACCCAGGATCGCGACCCGCTACTTCAACTGGCCGACCGGGGACTACTCGGCCCCTCACCGCTTGTGGTTCGACGAGAACGAGCTGATCAGCTCGACGACGTTCACCGCTGGCGGTGTCGTGCTGGCCGAGAACACCGACTACTTTCTGGAGCCGGTCAACTCCGGCCCTCCGTACACGTACGCCGAAATCAACCTGGGCGGCTCCAGCTCGTTCCGGCCTGCCGCAACCGGCACCGCCCAGCGCGCGATCTCCGTGCTCGGCACATGGGGGATCTCCGACGACCAGAGTCCGGCCGGTTCCCTCGCCGAAGCTCTGGACGCCTCTGAGACGGACGTGGACGTCACCGACGCCTCTCTGGTCGGGGTCGGCTCCGTTCTCCTCGTGGAGAGCGAGCGGATGCTCGTCACGGGCCGCTCCGCGCTGACGACCGGGCAGGTGCTGGCATCCGGCATGAACGCCGCGAAGAACGATCAGACGGTGGACGTCGCGGACGGTACCCAGCTCCATGTCGGCGAGACCCTGATCGTCGACTCGGAGCGCATGCGGGTCACCGACATCACCGGGAACAACGCGACCGTCACCCGGGCCTACGACGGCACCACGCTGGCCGCCCATGCCCTGGGAGCCACTGTCTACGCCCTGCGGACCCTGACGGTCACCCGGGGCGCTCTGGGCTCCACGGCGGCCACGCACAGCACCTCGACGGCCATCACCAAGTGGGCGGTCCCGGACCTGATCCGCGATCTGTGCCGGGCGGAGGCCATCACCCGGCTGGAGCAGGAGTTCTCGGCGTACGGGGCCCGGGTGTACTCCGACGAGGCGGAGCGCGACTCCTCCGGCACCGAGGTCGTGTCCGGCCGTGGCCTGACCGACATCCGCAAGTCGTGCGCCCGGCGGTACAAGCGCAAGTTCCGGGTGAGGGCGGTCTGAGATGGCGATCAACAGTCAGGCCCTCATCGACGACCTGGCGAGTCACTGCATGGCGTCCGGCTACTTCGACCGGGTCAACCAGCACGAGCCGAAGAACAAGCCGGGCCGGGGCCTGACGGCGGCCGTCTGGATCGACAAGATCGCTCCGGCGGTGGGCAGGTCCGGCCTGACCTCCACGAGCGCGCTCGTGACCTTCAATGTCCGGATCTACACGTCGATGCTCCAGAATCCGCAGGACATGATCGACCCGAACGTGATGGTCGCCGCCGACGCGCTGTTCGAAGCGTTCTCCGGCGACTTCACTCTCAACGGGGACGCCGGTTTTGTTGACCTTCTGGGCGCCACCCAGGGGCATCCGCTCCAGTGCCAGTCCGGCTACATCAACATCGACAACATGGTCTACCGGGTGCTGACTTTCACGGTCCCGGTGATCGTGGAAGACGCCTGGGCGCAGGCAGTTTAGGGAGGAAGGATCATGGCAAAGCAGTCCGGGCTCGGCGACCAGCTCTTCATCGGCGGCTACGACATCGGCGCCGACATCAACTCGATCGGGAGCATCTCGACACCCCGGGAGACCCTCCCGGCCACCGACATCACCCAGGCCGCGATGGCCCGGATGTTCGGCAAGCGCGACGGGCACGCGGAGTTCACGTCGTACTTCAACCCGGCGGCGAACCGGGAGCATGCCGCCCTGAAGGGGCTTCCGCGCACCGACGCCCATCTGATGTACCTGCGCGGCACCACGCTCGGCAATCCGTCCATCGGGCTGGTCGGCAAGCAGATCGGCTACGACCCCACCCGGGCGGACGACGGGAGCCTGCTGTTCGGCGTCAGCGCTGAAGCGAACTCGTTCGGTCTCGACTGGTGCCGTCAGCTCACGGCGGGCAAGCGGACCGATACGACGGCCACGAACGGGACGTCGATCGACACCCTCGCGTCGGCCGCTTTCGGATTCCAGGCCTACCTCCAGGTCTTCTCGGTGACCGGCACCTCGGTGACCGTCACCCTGGAGGATTCTGCCGACAATGTCTCCTTCGCGGCGATCACCAGCGGTGCCTTCACGGCCGCCACCGGCCAGACCGCTCAGCGGATCGAGTCGAGCTCGGCCACCGGCACCGTCCGCCGCTACATCCGGGCGATCACTTCCGGGACGTTCACCAACGCGGTGTTCGCCGTCTCCATCAACAAGAACGTGGGACTGAGGGCCGAATGAGGAAGCTGAGCCGTCTGGATCCCCGCCTTCCGGCGTCGGCGATGCAGACGTTCCAGATCGTGGCGCCGGAGGAGACGCACACCCGCGAGGCCTCCTGCGAGGAGGTCGAGTGCCGGGCGTACGCCAATGGCTGGCGGATGAAGATCGATCTTCAGACCGATCTGGGCCAGAAGCAGGCGTACTACATCAAGCACGACTCGGGCCGCTCGTACAGGGTGGTCGGCCAGGCGGACGGGCTGGTCGAGCTGGAGTTCCGGGCCAACCAGCCCTGCTTCGCCGTACACCGGGTTCGCCTCGAACGTCCGGAGATCTACCGCGTCAAGGGCGGCGATCACCGGGGGAACCCGCTCAGAACGCTGACGCGGGTGCACAAGAAGCCTGAGTTCTGGGTGGAGGAATTCGCCGAGAACCAGGACCGACTCAAGACCCAGATAGAAAGGGGCTGAAATGGCCAAGGAGTCCGGTCTCGGCTGGACCACGCTCAGCGTGGACGGCTCCGACACCCTCGCCAACGACATCCGCAACGATGTCACCAACTTCGAGTTCTCCACGCCGCGCGCAGTGCAGGAGACGACCGGCATCGACAAGCTGGCGATGGAGCGCCTGCTGCTCCTGGCGGACTTCTCGATCACCCTGAACGGGGTGTTCAACGACGCGGCCGACAAGTCTCACGAGACGTTCAAGGACGTCGGGTCCACTTCGGTAACCCGCACGGTCTCGATCGCCGTGTCCGGCCAGTCGCTCGCCTGCGAGTGCCTGCTGACCGACTACGCCCTGACCCGGGCCGACGACGGTTCTCTCACCTGGAGCGTGCCCGGCGTGCTCCAGGACGGCACCGCGCCCGCCTGGAGCTGACCCCGTGGCCGACTACTTCCTCAGCATCCATACCCGGATGCGTTACGACGGTCCGATCTTCGACGCGCGCGCCCGCCGGGCGTTCCGCGCCATGAAGGAGGAGCTGGAGGAGGAGTCGGCCGAGTGGGCGCTGGACAGGGTGCGCGACGTCTTCCACGCCGAGTTCCGCATGCCGACCGGGTACTACGAGTCCAACGTCCGGGTCCGCAACACGACCAGCGGGCACGAGGTGTGGGACGGGGGGCTGGCCGGTCCGGTGTACGGTCCTTGGCTGGAGGGTGTCGGGTCGCGGAATGCTGCGACCAGGTTCAAGGGGTATCACGCGTTCCGGCGGGCGGCCCAGGCCCTCGAAGCGCACGTCGAGGAGATCGGCGACAGACTGTTCCGTCTCCACTACAGAAACAGACTGGAGTAACGCCATGGGGTACCGGAAAGTCCCGAGGATCTACACGCTGGAGTTCGACGGAGAGCTCACCGGGCTCGTCGTCCGCATCAAGAGCATCAAGTTCGGCAAGATCCGCCGACTCATCGCCCTGATGGACGAGGACGGCAAGGACGTCGAACTGATGAACCAGATCAACGCCTTCCTCGTGGACGCCATCGTCTCCTGGACGCTCCAGGACGAAAACGGCACGGACGTCGAGGTCTCGTCCGAGTCGATCGACGAGCTCGACTTCGACGAGATCATGGAGATCGTCAACAAGTGGCTGGACTGCATGACCGGCCCGGGCCCGGAACTGGGAAAAGGCTCCAGCTCTGGCGCGACCTTCCCGGGGCAGCCCTTGACGATGGAAGCACTGTAAGGAAGCCTCCCGAGCTGGAGGATGCAGAGCTCGTGCTCAGCCTGTGCGAGCGGTTCGGCTGCCTCCCTTCCGCGCTGGAGCAGGAAGACGCCGAACTGATACGGCTGCTGGCGATCAGGGCCATGGGGACGAAGGGAGAGGATCCGGATGCCGAACCGGGTTAACGTCAACATCACGGCCCGCGATCTCACGCGCGGCGAACTGGAGCGGATGCGGCGCAACTTCGGTTCGCTCGGCCAGGATCTCGACCGGGCTGTCGGCAGCCGGACCCGGGCGAACTTCGACCGGCTGCGGCAGTCGGTGAACACCACCCGACGGGACCTGGCGGCGCTGCGCGGGGCGATCCCCGACGACGAGTTCTTCCGGCTCGACCAGGCGATCCGGGCCGCGCAGCGCCGGATGCAGCGAGGGTTCGGCAGGGTCGGCAACCGCGCGTTCGCCCGGATCGCCGACGACGTCCGGATGGTCCGGGACGGATTCCGGGATCTCGACCGGTCGGCACAGATCCGGGTCCGGGTGGATACGTCCGCGCTGCGCCGGGCGGACGCCCTGCTCCTGCGGGGGCTGCGGGCCCGGAACCTTACCCGGCGTGTCCGGGTCCGGGTGGACCCCGATACCGACACCTTCGGCCGGACGCTCATGCGCGGCGTCCTGGCGCCCGCCCGGCTGGCTGGCAGGCTCGTGGGCGGCATCATGCAGGACGGCCTCGGTCAGGGCATTGCGAACGCCTTCAAGGGGGCTGGCCCGGTCATCGGCGTGCTGTTCGCCGCCGCCCTGGTGGCCGCCCTGGGCGTGATCGGCGCCGCCTTGTCGGGTCTTCTCGTGACCGCTTTCGGTCTGGCGTTCGTGGGCATCTCCGGCCTGTCGGCGGCCACGAGCAAGCAGGTCAAGGACCAGTGGTCGAAGACCATGGTGGGCCTGAAGAAGGATTTCGCGGAAGTCGGCAAGCCGATGATCCCGGTACTGGACCGGGCGATCGAGCGCCTCGGTGTCCTGGCCGACCAGATCGCTCCGAAGCTGAAGGCTTCCGTCGATGCAGCCACCCCGGAGACCGAGAAGTTCATCAACCGGATCATGGACGGCTTCGTCAGCTTCGGCAAGGCGGCATTCGCCCCGATCATGGAGGCCTGGAAGGTGTTCGCTCCGGTGTTCGGCCAGGAGTGGAACGAGTTCATGGACGAGCTCGGCAACTCGTTCGGCCGGATGGCGGACCTGGTCCGGGAGCATCCGACGGAGATCGCCGCCGCCCTGGACGTCGTCTTCGAGGCGATCGACCTGCTTGTCGACACCATCACCTTCTTCGGCAGGGTCTGGGTGTTCACGATGCAGACCGCTGGCGACGCGATCGGCGTCCTGCTCCAGGCCATCGCTTCGATGGGCGCCACCTCGCTGGACATGTTCGGCATGATCCTGGATGCGGCCGTGTCGGCGTTCGGCTGGGTGCCGGGCCTCGGCGGGAAGCTGAAGGATGCCCAGGCTTCCTTCCAGGGCTTCCGGGACGGGGTGGTCGGGAAGCTGAACGACATGGCCAATTCGGCGTTCGGCTGGGATGACGCGCTGAACCGGGCGAACCGCAAGCGTCAGCTCGACGCGGACATCTCGACGTGGCAGCACAAGCTGGAGGTTGCGCGCGCCGATCTGAAGAAGACGACCGACAAGAAGGCCCAGGCGAAGCTGAAGGCGGACATCTCGGATCTGACGGCGAAGCTTGCCCGGGCGCGCGCCGAGCTGAGCGGCCTGAACGGGAAGACGGCCACGACGTACGTCAACACGGTGTACACGGTGCCTCGCCGCCAGATCCAGGGGGGGCAGGGGAACGCGTTCGCCCACGGAGGCATCAGGGGCCTGTCTGCGGCGGCTACCGGCGGCATCCGGTCCAACATGACTCTGGTGGGAGAGCACGGTCCGGAGATCGTCGATCTGGCGCCCGGCAGCCACGTCCGGTCGAACCCGGATTCCCGGCGGATGATGTCCGGCGGCGGCAGCGGGGACCAGCGGGTGGTTCTGGAGCTCAACTCGTCGGGAAGTAAGATCGATGACCTGCTCCTGGCGATCCTCCAGAGCGCCGTGAAGGTCCGTGGCGGCAACGTCCAGCTTGCCGTGATGGGAAGGTGACGGAATGAGTTTTCCCAACACCCCGCTCCCGCTGAAGGTCCATATCCAGTTCGACGGGTCCACCTGGACGGATGTGTCCAGCAGTGTCCTGTACGAGAACAAGATCAATATCCGTGCGGGCGGGAGCGCCCTCGGCGGCCGGATCGACTCCTCGACATGCTCGTTCAGCCTGAAGGACCCCAGCGGGAACTTCGCCCCGGACAACCCCCAGGGCATCTACTACCCGAACATCGGGCGCAACAACAAGGTCCGGGTGTCCGTCGAATCCGGCGAGGTCGCCCTCGTCATCGACGACGAGATCAACCAGAACGCGTTCACCCCGGACACGGCCGCCCTCGACATCACCGGCGACATCGACGTCCGGCTCGAGGCGGACGTCTGGGACTGGGCGAGGCAGGTGTCCCTGCTGGAGACCGGGATCATGGAGTTCATCGGCAAGCGCGGATCCGCCGGTCAGCGCTCGTGGGTCCTGGGGTCCAGCGACGGATGCCTGTACTTCGCGTGGTCGGCCGACGGGACGAACGTCATCGCCGTCCAGAGCACCGCCCTGCTGCCCATAGACGGCTCCACGACGCGCCAGGCGGTCCGGGTCACCCTGGACGTCGACAACGGCGCCAGCGGCAACACGGTGACGTTCTACACCTCCGACAGCATCACCGGCGACTGGAACCAGCTCGGCGACCCGGTGGTGACCGCCGGTACGACATCGATCTTCAGCAGCACGGCCAACCTGATCATCGGAGACGCCTCCCCGCTGGCCGTCACCGTCCCCCTCGGCCGGTACCTGAAGGCGGAAGTGCGCAACGGCATCGGCGGAACGGCCGTCGCCAACCCGGACTTCACCGCCCAGACCTCCGGGGCCACCTCGTTCGTGGACGCCGCCGGGCGCACCTGGAGCACCTCGTCGGGCGCCGAAATCACCAACCGCAAGACCAGGTTCCTGGGCGAGACATCCTCGTGGACGCCCAGAGTGAAGGACAAGACCTTCCTGTACACGGAGGTCGAGGCTGGCGGCATCATGCGCAGGCTGTCGGCCGTCGACACCCCGCTGCGTTCGTCCGTGTACAGGTACCTGACGTACCCGACGCGCTCGTCGGACATCGTGGCCTACTGGCCCATGGAGGAAGGGGCTGACGCCACCGCGTTCGCCTCCGGGCTGCCCGGAGACCCGGCCATGTCGATCTCGTCCAGGGACGGCGTCAGTCCAGCCTCCTACAGCACCTGGGCAGGCTCTTCCCCGTTGCCGACGTTCACCACGGCCGTCTGCCGGGCAAGCGTACCCGCGTACACCGTCGGCAATTACACGGAGATCCGGACGTTCGTCGCCGTCCCGTCGGCCGGTGTCGCCTCGTCGAGGAACCTGCTGGCGTTGCGGGCCACCGGCACCCTCGCGAAGTGGCTGATCATCGTCACCTCCGACGGAAGTGTCCACGTGCGCGCCTACGACTCCGACGGGACCCTCGTCGAGGATTCGGGCGCCGTCACGTTCGCCATCGAGGGGAAGCAGCGGATCTTCGGCCTGGAGCTCACGCAGAGCGGCACGACCGTCAACTACGTCATCCGGGGGTACGAGCTGGAGGACGCCACCATTTCCGTCATCGGCTCCAGCTCGTTCAGTGGGAGCATCCTGCTGAACACGGTGGGACGTATCACGTCGGTGGCGGTCGGGGACGAGAACGACTTCGCGGACACCGCCATCGGGCAGATCGTGATCGCGAACTCGACGACGGCGTTCGGCAACATGCACGGAGCCCTCGTGAACTGGGTGGGGGAATCCTGCTCTGCCCGGATGGCGAGGACGCGCACCGAGCAAGGCTTCACCGTCGGCACGGCCGGACACGACGACACCCTTCTGGGCGGCCAGGGAGAGACGGACGTCCTGACGGTACTGCGCGATGCAGCGCAAGCGGGCGGAGGCCTGATGGGCGAGAACCGGGACGTCCTGGGCCTGCTGTACCGGGCCCCGGCGTCGCTGACCTCGCAGACGCCCAGGCTGGCGCTCACCTACACGGCTGGCGCGTCCGGCCCGATCGTGGACCCCTTGTACCCGGTCACCGACGACGCGAACATCGTCAACGACTACACGGCCGAACGCAAGGACGGAGGTTCGTCGAGGGTCGAGCAGACGACGGGCCGGATGTCGGTGTCGGAGCCTCCGAGCGGTATCGGACGGTACGACGGGTCCGACACCTACAATCTGTTCGACGACGACCAGACCCTGCGCAGCGCTGGCTGGCAGGTCCACCTGGGGACGTTTGCCGGGGCGCGCTTCTCCAGCATGGAGATCCTCCTGGAGAAGACTCCGGCGCTCCTCGGGGACCTGTGCCGGACCTACGTCGGGGACATCATCAGCATCTCGGGGATGCCGGTCAGGTTCGGCGGCGGAACCATCCTGCTGAAGATCGAGGGCTACACCGAGATCATCGACCAGTTCTCGTGGTCGACCACCTACGATCTTTCGCCGGGCGAGCCCTGGACGGCTGCCCGCGCAGGGCAGGCCAGCACCGCCTACGACCCACGGAACTTCGCGTGGATCGACTCCGACGCATCCTCTCTCGCCGAAGCCCTCACGTCCACGGAGACGGACGTCGACATCATCGTCTCGAGCGGGAGCGTGTGGACTCCCTTCGCGTCCGACTCTCCGTACGAGCTGAAGACGTCCGGTGAGATCGTCCGGGTCGATTCGCCGGGCGGCCTCGTCAACACCAACCCCTTCTTCGACTCGTCCGTGACGGACTGGACGGCCACCAACGGCGCGTTGTCGCGCTCCGCGACGTTCGTCACCCCCCACCCCCTGGCCGTCGCGTCGATGAAGGTGACCCCGACGGGCGGGTTTGCTTCGGTGACGGCGGAGTCCGGCATGTCGGCCGTGGGGAGCGTCACCCCGGGCGGCTCCTACCAGGCCGTCGGCTGGTTCTACTCCCCGCTCGGCTGGAACGGAATCCAGCTCCAGGTGAGCTGGTACAACTCGGCCGGGACGCTCTTGTCGACCAGCTCGGGCACGTCGAACAACCTGGCCGCCGCCACCTGGACGCACTACTCGGAGACGTTCACCGCGCCCGCCTCCGCTTCACGGATGTCGGTCATCGCCCGGCAGGCCAACACTCCGGCCGCCACCGACGTCTGGTACGTGTGGGCCTGCCGGTTCACGCGCTCGAAGGCTTCGGCGGTCTACGACAACTTCGGGCGCACGGCCACCGACACCTGGTCGACGGCCGACTCCGGCCAGACCTGGTCCAACTCGGGCGGGGCGGCGGCCGACTTCGACGTGGCTTCCGGCGTAGGCACGCACACCCATCCGTCGGCGAACGTCGGACACTACTCGGTGATCGCGGCCCCGCACGCCGACTTCGACGTGTACTGCGACGTCTCCACCGCCGCACTGGCGACCGGCGCCAGCCTGACCGCCGGGATCGTCACCCGCTGGGCGGACGCCAACAACCACTATGTGGCGCGCGTCGAGTTCACCACGGCCAACGCGATCATCCTGTCGATCCGCAAGGTGGTGGCTTCGGTGGAGACCCAGCTCGCCACGTTCACCACCGAGTTCACGCACGCCGCCGGAACGTACATGCGCGTCCGGTTCAAGGGGCAGGGGACGACGCTCCAGGCGAAGATCTGGGCTGCCGCCGCAGTGCACCAGCCGGACGTCTGGCAGGTCAGTACGACCGATTCTGCACTCACCTCGGCCGGTAGCCTGGGCGTGAGATCCTTCCGGCAGACCGGCAACACCAACGCGAACGCCGTCATCGACTTCGACAACTTCGACCTGGTGACCCCGCAGACGTTTTCGGTGACGAGGTCACGGAACTCCGTCGTGAAGACTCACGCCGCCGGGGCCGAGATCTC